TGCATCTGCACCAGTTATATCAGTTGAATCGCTTGGTGTTACGTCTATTGCTTTAAAGCCTTGTCTTACGATATTATTTGTAGGCATTTTCTTTGTTTTTAAATGTTATATAATTAAATAGGAAATACATCAAATTGTTTTATATAAAAAAACCCCCACTATTTGTGAGGGCTTAATTATATTGAATTATAGTATTAAGATGCAGTCGTTAAATTGGTAACTCCAGAAAGTGCATCAGAGTCAGTTGATGCTTCTAAAACATAAGCAGCACGAGGCTCTCTTGCCGTAAATGTCAAACTGAATCCGTTTTGGTCGCCGTAAGACTGACCTCTACCAATATTTCCAGCCGTTAGCGTAGCACCATTAATAGCACCCGCTAAGTAAACTCTACCATTAATAGCAGTTGTATCATTTGTAAGGTTGTTATCCTCTACAAAAATCTGGAATCTACCTTGACCTATAACCTTTAACTCTTTAATGTCAGCAGTCGTAAGATTTCTAAAATTTAGAACTATTGTTTGCTCATAGAAAACCGTTCCGTTCTCTTCTGATACGTTTATTACTTCGTCAAATGTAGATGACTGATTGTCTAACTCGTATTTTTTTGCTGCTACTGTATTAGTAATAGCATCGAGTTCTTCATTCGTACCAAACGTATAAGCACCCATACTACCATTGCTAACGAAATATACATTACGAATACCACCGATTGAATCTCGGCAACCTAATGTTCTTCCACTTGATAAATCACAACTCATATCTTATAGGGTGTTAAAAAGTAGGGGCTATTACACCCCTACCTAAATTATTAATTATGCGTAGTAAACGATGTCTCCAGCAGTAGCGAAACCAACACCAGCGTTGTACTTCATTACTAAGTGTACATTGTCAGAGCCGTCAATAGCAGTTTGGTCGATAAGTTTAACCTCTGCCATATCAGATACCAAGTCAGTAGCGAAGAATAAGTTAGACTTACGAGCAGCTACCATTTTGTCAGCATCCATTCCAGGACACCAAATTAATTTGATACCTTCAAAGTTAGCTTCTGTTACTCCAGCGTGGTACTGGTTAAGGTAACCTAAAGCAGCTTGTGCAGAAATGTAGAATCTGAAAGCAGCAGTACCCATGTAGATAGCCAAGTCCTCTTTTCCGTAAACGGCAGAAGGAATTGCATCTCTTACTTTACCAATCTCTGCAATAATGTTAGCAGCAGAAAGAGTAGTACCAGTTACATCTACAACCCCTGCATCAGCAGCTAATTGTACTTGGAATCCGTCAAACTGACCACTTGTAGCAGTAGACCCTGCCCAGATAGACTTCTCTACTTCTTGACCTACTAACGCACCAGCGTGAGAAATTACATACTCTTGGAAGTTAGCTGGAAGCGTTCCGTCTACTCCTACTCTCATAGATGCACCAGCGAATGTAGAAAGCCAATCGTTCTTACATAGCTTCTTGTTTAATTGGAATTTTTCTGGAGCAAGTGCTTTTTCAACGTAAGTTACATCTCCAGCATCAGTAAAGTCACAAGTTGCATCAGCAACAGTTGACGTTGATAAATCGAAACTTTTTAAGTTTACTTTGAATGATACGTTTGGAAGAACTGTTACGTTTCCTTTTCCTAAAGTTTCTCCAGATAATAGAGATGCAGAAATGAAACCAGCTGCTTCTTCTCCAACGTATAGTTTAGTTAATGAATCTGCCATTTTATTTGTTTTTATAAATTAAATATTGTACTTTTTCTTGTGCCGTTAGTTTGTGAAAGTCTACCTCTTGTTTGAAAGATTGAACATTCCCCTCTGGGTTAGGCTTGATTTCTTCGCCTACTTTTTCAAACTCCTCAACCTTAGCAGCGTTCTCTTGTGCCTCTGCTTTGATAGATGCAAACTCCTCTTTAAGTGCGTTGAACTCTTGTAATAGGTTTTCCATTACTCCAATAGCTTGGATAATAGCCTCTTTAGAATCGTCAGCAGATTGCTCTACTACTTCTTCTGATTGCTCTACTACTTCTTCTTCAACTTCTTCTTCTGTTTCTTCATCAGCAGCCTTAATCTCTGCAATGATACCCTCTTCTTCTACTACTAAAAGTGAGCCGTCTGCCATTGCATACTCGCCTACTGGTAAAGGTTGTTGTTCTTCTTCAACAACTATAAATACTGCGTTGCCCACCTCAAAAGCCTCTGCACTAATAATAGTACCATCCTCTAAAGCAGCATCCTCAAATTTAAGTTGCTCTTTTGCTTCTTCCAACTCTTGTGGAGTAGCTTCTTCTACTTGTGGAGTTTCTTCCATTCCAAGTAGGACTTTGATTTTGTTTAGTGTGTCCATTGTGCTAATTTATATTTGTAAATAGATTATTCCCTAAAGTGTTTTATTTTCATCCTCTCGAATGATTTGTCTAATCTGTTCAAGAACACTCTCTTGGCTCATATTAGTAGGCTTCTCGTCAAAGTATCCCTCAATAGAGAAACCTTTTACAATACCCTCTTTTACATAGTTTTGCCATACGTCCTCGTTGTCTATCTTCATACAAGCTACCCATGTACCTACTGGGTACTCTAATCCAAAGGCTTGGGTTTTATCTTTCTTGCTATCAGATACAATCCAACTCTCTACGGTAGTTATTCCGTTTACCACCCTTTCGTGTTCAAGCGTAGCGTTCTTGTGCTTAGATTCAAGCATATATAACTCACTTACTCGCTTGATTGTTTCCTTACTGAAAAAGCATTTGTACTGATTGCCCTCTTGGTCGATGCGTAGTATCTGGATGTCTGGTATCATTACTGCACCCATTACGATACGTTTGTCTTTGTCTACCGTTGCAAAGTTTTTCGGTCTACCCTCTTTGGAAAAGTATTTAAAGTTTTCCTCTATCGCTGGTTGCTCTACCAAACTGATTGCGAAAACTCCGTAATCCTCTGCATTTTCGTCTATTGTAAATTCAACTACTTTCATTATAGTGTCTTTTGGTTATTTAAATATGCTTGTGCCTCTTGGCTATCTGTTACGTCTTGACCTATTACATAGGCTCTAACTGGTTGCTGATTTCTTTGTCCTATACTTGTAGCAACATCAGAAAGAGTTGCTTGTCTTGGTACGTTTGATGATATGGTAGAGCCTACGCTTGGTACACTACCACCCCCACCAGAAGATGCTGGTAGCTTAGTATCATATATCTTTTTTACGTTTGCTAAACCAGTTGCTATAACAGTTGCAGCCGTTACAATACCAAATATACCACCTTGCCCAAGAGCCTTGTTTGCCCCTAAATACGTTTGTATAATTGCCTCGGCTGCTGCAAGTTCTTTATTCTCTCCAGCTAACGTACTCAATGCACCAGATAATTGACCGAATGCAGCCAGTTCTTGATTCTTTAAATCTTCGGCAATTTTCGCCTCTCTCTCTGCTTGTTTTTGTTTTTCGTCTGCAACCTTTTTATCTAAATCTATCTTTTTCTGTGCTGCATCTTCTGCCTCTTTTAATGCTTTTTGTTCGGCAGATAATTCTGCATTTATAGCTGCTTGACTTTGCCCTCTTAAAGATTTTATTTGACTTGCTAAACGCTTTTCTGTACGAGCCTTTTCTGCTCTAATATTAATCAAGGCTATTTCGGCATCTGCCTCTCTTTGTAAATCCTCTCTTGTACTTTCTCCTAAAGCATTCTGTTGCTTGATAGCTTCAAATCTTTCTGCTGCCAGTTTTTCTTCTTCTTCGGCTTGTTGCATTGTAATTGCCATTGCTTCTTCCATAAGAGCAATGCGTTCTTCAAAACTTCTACTTTCGTCAAATGCTGCTGCCTCTGCCTCTCTAATAAGTACGTTGTTTCTTGCTCGTTGTACTGAAAATTCCCTTTCAGCATCTAACAAATCATTTAAGGTACTTTTTAGTTCTGCTGCTGCCTTTACTTCGTTCTGTATTTCTTCCCCTAAACCAGTAAAAGAATCTTTTAAACCCTCTACTGCTCCCTTAGTATCTCCTTTGAAAAACTTTATAACGCTTTCGCCAAATAAAGAAACTCTATCTTTTACAACATCTACGGCTGCACCTATACCAGCAAGAGCCTCGCTTAATTTATCAGCACCTCTTTGTGTGCTTGTAAAGAAAGTAACTAAAGAGCCTAAAGCAATAACAAGTAAACCGATACCAGTTGCTGCAATCGCCCCTTTTAGTGTTCTAAAGGTGTTGATTACAGTTTTTACTCCACCCTTTAATTTTCCAAAGGCTTTGTTTACTTTGTCGGTAGCTGCCGAGAATAACGTCTGTTCTTTCTTAGCACCCTCTATCGCTTTAGTAGTGTCTTTTATTTCTGCTTCTGCTTTCGTAGAATCAACCTCTAAAGGTATAATTACTTTTTCAGCCATATCTCTGTCTTAAATTGTTTCCACGCTTGTTTTATTGTCTTAGGATATTGCTCTAAGCCAAACGCAAACACATTACTTTTAGTTTGTTTTATCTTCCCAGTTGTCAATCCTTTTATAACCTCGCTAATCATAAATAGTAAAATTGTTTTTTTATACTGCTTCTAATTCTAAACGACCACCGTATAATTCATTTGAAGATGATGTACCAAAGACTGTAAGCGTATAGTAAGTTCCAGTAGTGTTAGCAGTCCAGTTAAAACCAGTTGCATTAGTATTTACAAAACCAGAGCCAACTCCCACCCCAGATGCGTTAGACCAACTTGATATACCTACCGACCATTGTAAGTTAGTATTTCCTTTAACTTCACAAGCTACTACTCTGTAACCTTGTGGTACAAAGAATATAAATGTAAACCTACCAGCAGCCGAGTAAAACTGCCAAGTTTTAACACTAAATCCACTATTACTGGAATAGTTTCCTCTAACAGAATCGTTAGAAAAGTTGAAGTCTTGTGGTGTTATATACCAATATCTTGTACTTCCAGTTATTTGTATTGCACCAGATTCTATACTTGGGT